GCTGAAAGATAATAAATTTCTAGAATTCCCGATTTTGGAATTCCCGATTTCCTTTTTGGGAGTGGTGTGTAGAATGATAGGTCTAGCATAGTGTTAGCTACGGCCCCCTTTGGGGGGGCCTACACCTGGTTATACCGTTTAACTGAGTGATTAGCCGTCGGCCCCGCGGCCTCAACTGTCCTCCGGTCCTCGACGGCAGGGCCGTCTCCGGTCCTCCGGACAGTTTCGTCCTAACGCAGTCTGACTAGCATAGCATTTATTCTTCATCTTCTACAACATCCATCAAATCAGGTGAATCTGGTTCTTCGTCTTCCGGTAGCTTTGCTTCTACCACATGAAATCTTCCGGGGAGATTGGTATCGTCGGGTCTGACATTGGCTGTGACGACGCAGTGGGTGCAAACGTACTTTCGTACTGGTTGGTATTTTGTGGAGGTCTGAACGGAGTGGTTAGACCATCGTTCAATGTCGACATAGAACTGTGAAATGGAACGTTCACTGACGGATTCCGCGCGTGTTCTATCAAACCATACAATTCTCTGGCCGTGATAAATATAGAGGGAATTTGTCCAGTCTGCGCCAGGTAGGACATCGTACTTTGCGCTACAATAATTAAAAAAAGTTGTTTTGCCAGTCCCAGAGAGTGCGCTCCAGATCCAGATAATACGGCGGTTTACCGGCTCCTGCTCTAAGAGCGCAACAACTCCGAGTTGCCACTTACGGAGTTGGATTTCCGGTGCGGGTATTGTTAGAGGGCGGGTGTTGAACGCTTCGCGGGCCCAATTTAAATGTCTGGAAACGACGGGAACGAGACTCTGGTCTCTCATCACTTGTTCCCAAGTGGCCTTGGCAGTTATGGCGAGGTACGCTTCTTTGAGATCTTCGCGTGCGCCTTGAAGGTTGGTAGGGTCTCCGAATTCTAGGGGTTCCACGAGTTGGCCAGAGACGGGATCACGGTAGCGCGATTCAGTCTTCTTGCAGTACTGAATGGCTTGCAGACGCGTGCCGCGTCTGTTTTCCAAGTGAACCACGGCCGGTTTGAACATCGTCAGAACTACATTGAAGTCAGTCTGACGTACGAGTTCAAGGTAGCCTTGAACGTGCTCGCGTCCAGTGTCTGGCGCGGTCTCTATTTGGTACACCATGTACTTAAAGTTAGGGTCTTGGTCGGGTACGAAGAACGCTTCTAAGTCGAAGCACGTTACCATCCAATTTTTGTAACGTTTAGGTGCTGCCATTAGTGGGCGTTTGGAAGTGGCCGGTAATACTTACGGCCACTTTTTTAGGGGCACGTTTTTAGCGTTCGGCGAACGCTCGTGTCTTAAACGCACGGGCGGTGCACGTGCCTAAGATGTCACATCCAGTTGACACGTGTAAAGACCTAATCGCACAATGCCTAGATACCGCCGCAAAAGATATCGAAGACCTGCTCGACGCGTTGTACGCCGAAATTCCAGACGAGGATTTAAACGAAGGTTACGAAGAGGAAGAGGACGCAAGCGACTCATGTGGCCAAAGCGACAGTTTGTCAAGCTTAGATATGTGGACATCGACACCCAGAAGCTCACCTTCAACGGAACAACAGATACACAGCCCAGTCACCTCTACCACATCAACAGTGCCTTCGACCCCAACGGAGCATCAGCCTCCTCGTTCTTAAATGGGTTCAACCAATATGCTGCTATGTACCGTTACTACAAGGTTTACGGTTGTAAAATTACGTGTACGTTTTTCGTGGACGACCCGACCTATTCAGAACCTCTGAATGTCGGAATATTAATGAGAGATTGGCAACTAGGTACTTACACTCCGAATGAATGGGCTTCTATGATCCGTGGAAATCCGAACAGTTTCACCAAGTTGTTAATTCCTGCCTACAAGACTACAAAAGTCTCAATGTTCCGGAAAATGTCACAGTTACTTGGCGATAGACTGCGCTATAATTCTGGGGCGCAGTATGCTGCTACTACAAATCAGAACCCTTCTAGTATGATGTATGGATACGTGTTTGCAAGCACGGCGAAGTCTAACGATGTCTCGCCTTATCCTCCTGCTGTTACTGTGTGGACTAAAACAGAGTTGACCTACTACATCAAATTTTACGAGTACAAATATCAGACAGCTCTTGGTGATGATGGACCTTTACCAACAAATTGGCCTGATGAGGCTGAAAGATAATAAATTTCTAGAATTCCCGATTTTGGAATTCCCGATTTCCTTTTTGGGAGTGGTGTGTAGAATGATAGGTCTAGCATAGTGTTAGCTACGGCCCCCTTTGGGGGGGCCT